TTGTATTCTCTTTGAAGAATATCGGCTAACTCTTCGTTACCTGAGTTTCTTTCTTGTTCTATAATTTCTTCTAACTGCCCTAACCAATCAACTCCAGTATCTTCTAAAGGGTCTTCCTCTGGCTGTGCTAAGTCCGGGATAGGTTGTTCAGGTCCTTCGGGCGACGGTCCAGCGCTTTCTGTTTCTGCTGCTTCTGCTGCTTCTGCTGCTGCTTCTCCACCTGTTTCTTCTTCTTCTTCTACTTCAATTTCCGGCACAATAGGAGGAGCAATGTCTTCTTCAAAATCTTCTATTTCAATAGGTGGTATAGAGTCCTGTATAGGAATATCTTCTAACGCAGGAGGAGTTATAGGCGTATCTGGTGGGGCAGTAGGTCTGGACGCTTCAAGAACAGTGTCTAGATCAATTGAATTTAATAAATCTACACCTTCTATTTCTTCTTCACCTTGATTAGTGTTGGTTAGGGAAAATGACAAATTACCTACATCTTCTCCAGCTTTAGGTCCAAAAGCATAAGTTCCTCCACCAGCAAGCAATCCTGACCCTAGAGCATCCTCAAGGTCATTACCCTGTAGTACTGATGTTGCTGCTGTTTCAAAACCCCTGGCTAGTGCGTTCTCTGTACCTATTGAAGTATTTAAAAGAGCACTAGAACCTTCTGCTATTTGACCAGCTATTGGCCCAACAACTGCTGACAAAGCAGCCTTTTTAGCAAGTTCTGCTATAATGTCTTTACCAATATCTAAAGCAGTAGGATCTTTAGACTCAAAAGTTCTAATCTCACTAAAACTAAAGGGGTCGTACAAATATGTAGAGCCATCTTCAGTCTGGCGTATAGGATCTACATCAAATTTGTAAAAAATAGATTGAAGCATGGGGTCGCGCTTGTACGCTTCAGTTAAAGCGTCTTCATAAGACAGCCCCTGAGTTGCTTGTAGGTAAGGTATCTGATCTTTTAAAATAGGCTCAACAAGAGAATGAAACTGTTCTAATTGGTCCTTAGAAGAGCCTGTGTGTTCTTTTAACACACCTCCAAAAGTGTCAACATCTAGTTGTTGAGATGACGGGGTAATATCATAGCCGTAATATTCGCTAAGGGCAGCCGTAAAGTCTTCAGTAGTATTAAGGTCTTTAATCTTGCTATAAGCATCTATTATAGTATTTTCTGTAGCCGGTACGTTAAAGTCCGACAGATAACTAGGGACTTCACTTACGTAAGAAGAATACTCTCTAAAAGACAAAGGACGCATAGCGGCAGGGGCACCGCCTCCGCCTACTCCAAATTCCCCGCCGCCTATATCTAAAGCAGATAACCCAGGAGTTGCGTCAAAAGCACTTTTAAATAAATTATCGTAGTAGTCGTCTACTTTATCAACATCATTTATAGAGCTGTAATCAGCACCTTCCGATAATAATTGTCTGTATTCTTCAAAAGTTTGTGCTGCCACTTACTTCTTACCCCAAGCAGATACGCTCTTAATGCCAAAGCTGGCAGCAATAGCAGCCGCTAGGAAACCTTTGTAGTAATCAGGCATAGAACTAAGAACAATAAAACCTTCTTGTACATAAGGTACCATACTGGGAATAAAAGCGCCTATTAGAGGTAGGCTAAGGATAATAGCAAACCACTCGTCCTTCCATGAAGACTGTGAAGCAGCCGCTTGCTGCTCTTCCCAATTAGAGTCAGCTGAAATTTGTCGAAGTTTAGACTCGTGAATTGCTTGTTTTTCAGCAGCTTTATTTTTAAGAAAAGTAGTTACAATGTTACCGACAGGACCTAGTATAGCTTGCCACATAATACATTCCTTAAAAATAAAGCCCAGGGGCCACCACAGACAAGTTTTGCTTGTTGTAGCAGCCCCCAGCTAAACAGTTGTTACTTAGGAACAACCAAGGTCACACCTGACTCAGGACGTAGTACAGCAACGCCATACAGAGTGTCTGAGGTAAACAGGTTAGCAAGGAACTCTTGCTTGTACTGAGTTTGAGAACGAACACCTAACTGCTCAGCCATAACAACAGCGTCTTTCTGGAACAACAAAGCGCCCAGAGAGTCTACAGAAGAAGCTGAGTTAGCAGCCGCAGTCTCAACAACAGGGCAGTTGGTGCTAACAAATACGTCAATGCCGTACAGTTGACCAATCTGACCATTAGTTACTTGACCGTTGTTTACGAAGTCAGAGCTTACGTAACGGTCAATACCCATAATGGTGTTGCGTACTGAAGGAGGAATAACGAAACAACGGTTTTCCATTGGAACGTCAGCGTCGTCTAACTTCTGAATAATACCACGGAAACCAGCGTCAGTAAATACATCAGCAGGAACAACTGTGTCAGCAGTGTAGGTAGACAAGCCATTAGAAGCGTCTACGAAGAACGTACCGCCATTGTTTAGATAAGTCGTAGAAGTTGTACCGGAAGCACCAAGGCCAGTAGCCAGAGAGTGCAGGTCAGTATCTACTTGCTTAGCTAAAGCGTAGCCAGCGTCTTCCGTATAAAACTGACGCAAAGAGCTTAAAGCTTGAACATCAGTAATATCTTCTATTAAACGAGAATATTCAAAGTGCTTGTTAATAGAAATTTGAACTTCGCTTTCCGTAGCGTTCTGCACCGTTACAGCAGTGTTTTCTGCTTTAGCGTGTGCATCACCACGGACAGGCTTAGGCACATGGATCGTGTCGCCCTTCTTGCCAGCCATTGTCATTTTTTTGACAAGGTTTGCCAAGACAAGGTTCTTCTGATATGCAGCAATAATCTCGTCACTCCAGATTTCTGGAATGAAAGTAGCTGCGCTAGTGTTATCAACGAACCCGCCAGTTGCGGGATATGTGGAATCAGTCATAATAAATATCTCTTTTTAAGGTTGTTATCTAACCCTTTTCTCTTCATACGCCAGCATAATTTCTGGTTGTAAAGCTTGATAACGATCAGGGTCTTCTCTCATAAGTTTAATAATATCCTGCCGTCTATAGATTTTCTTTGAAGGGCGCTCTGTACTTCCACGAGCATTGCCTGTGGAAGCTGTTTTAACTGATTGTTTTCGAGCTTGTTGCTCTACAGCGGCAGTTTGCTGTACAATGTTCTGTCGCTCTTTCCATAAGTTAAATAACTCATCAGCGGCTTCATGATCGTACTGTTGGTCTGCTGCTACAAACAGTCTAGTCCTGACCTTAGAGGCTTTAATCCATTCAGCAAAGTTAGCATCTTGTAGTATTTGCTGCATGTCAGGGTGCTTACGTTGTAGCTCCGACATAGCAGTACTATGCTTGTATTGCTGAGTAAGTTCTTCAGCTTCTTTAATCTTAGGATGGTTTTGAATCGCCCTATCTACAGCCTTATCAGGGTCTGTAAACCAATCTATTTCTTCGACTTCTGAGGGTGCTTCTTGTTGATCTTGAGTGAGCTGAGTCTGGATATACGTATCAACAACTTTACGTAGGTCCCCTACTTCAGAACTTTGTCGCCCAAGTAACTTTTCAGCTTCTTGGTGCATCTGTACAAGTTCAGCAGCAGACTTTCCTTTGTATTTATCCGGTATTTCGTTATCAGGAGTAAGCTCCTGCGATTCCTGCGATTCTAGTTGTTCAGTTATAGGCATTGCCTCCTCCGAAGAAGAAGAAACATCCGTGCTCACGTTGTCAATGATCTTAGCCATTATTAACTCCGTACCTTAGTATTGTGGAGACATTTAGTATGAAGGTTCTCTAAGAGGATTGCCTTCTTTCTTGTGCCATGTGACTTTCTCTCCGTTTAACCCACTTGTCATGAGCATCAGGGAAGTCTCCACTAATGCCTTCTAACTGTGATCTTACAGGAGAAATAATTCGTTTAGCATCCAACCCACAACTGCACCTAGAAGTTGTAACATTAGACTGAACTAAACTTTCAAACACTTGCCCACAGGGGCATTTAAAATCAAATAGTCTATACATCAGGAGGTCGTACCTCTTGTTCATAAGTAGTATTTATTTGATTTTGTAAATTAAGAATTGTACTTACAATCGCTAATTGCCCCTTACGATAGTAAAGATCATTAGTATCTGTAGTAAACTCTACTGAGTTTATATTCACATAATTATTTGAAAATTCAGAGATTAACTGTTTCCAGCCTTCTGAACTAAATAATTCAAAATAATTATTATAATATTCCTCTAACTTTCTGTTCATGTATTTACCTTTGTTAATTAAGAATACATAAATAATATTATATCATACTTTTAATAAAATGTCAAGCGTTATTTTAACTATCTAAAAAATAAAGCACTCCTCCAAGAGCTATAGGTATTATTATTATCCCAATAAGCAGTACAAGACCTGCTTCTTTAAACTCTTTTATTCGTTGTTTTTTTATTTTTTCTATTCTATTTATTTCTGCTTGTCTAGCTTTCCTAGCTTCAGCCATCGCCGCCATAGCATCCTCCCACAATTGACCGTTACCGCTAATGAGGAACATATCCTTCATTTCAGACATTGTGTCGCTTATTTTTTTTTGAGCTAGCTGATGTTGAATAGCGTCTTTAGCAGACAGAGGTTTGCTTACTTTTAACTTTTGAAGATCGTACTGCGCTTCTCCTAAAGTACCTAAAAAAGAACTTATCTGTTGTATGTCGGAAGTAGTAGACGCTACTTTATTTATGGCGGATGTGGCAGTGTTGACCGCTCCGACAATGGCAGTCAACTCAAGTATCATTACCGGCCTCTACGAGAACCCGTGCGTTTCTGTTGAGTCATCGGCTTTTTTTTCTTTTTGCCGTTCATCGTTTTTTTACCGTATCCCATACCGTATCCTGGCATAATTATCTCCTTGAGGCAGTTAACATTTCCACCGTCTTCTAGCCTGCCTAATCCTAGAATTCGGGTCATTTCTTGTTTTAGCAGAGCTTCTTTTTAGTTGCCCTGCTGACCTAGCGCAATAAGATTTACGTCTTTTAGCCGCTTTACTTCCTTCCTTGACTTTACCAGTAACAGCAGTCTTTAGCTTACTGCCAGGGTTAGCGGCTCTATAAGCCTTAACGCCTTTCTCAGTCATGCCTGCACCAGACTTAGTAGAGCGGTAGTTTCCACCCTTGCCTGTGGTTTTTCGTATAGGCTTGGCTTGTCGTGTTGCCATAATTATGCTGCCCTTGATGCTGTCTTTTTAACCGGCTGTTTCTTGTTTTCAAGTTCTTTAATTCTAGATTCCAGCTCTTCAAACTTTTTATTAATTTGTTCTACAACTTGAAAAAGTTCTGTACGTGTAACAACCATAGTTTTTCCTTTTATTGTGGCTTCGGGTACTTATTTTTAACAGCTTGAATACGAGCCTTCCATGCGTCAAAGTCGTGGAACATCTCATCGAGTTGGTCAGCGATTCTTCCGTATGCTTCTTGGCGGTTCATAAAGCAAAATGCTAAGGCTTGTGCTGCTTCTGCCGCAGCGGTTTCTTCTTCAGTTGGCTCTGCTGGTAGCTCTTCTGCCGTCATCTCGACCTTTTTACCGTCTACCATTTTAAAAATATTAGTTCCCATGATTTTCTCCTTAGGTTGCGACACGACCATACAATGTAAAAATACCAGCCGTTACACCGTGGTTTGTTGTTGCGACCACGTTGTCAGCGAAGTTTCCAATCATTACAAATTTTATCTTACTAATCGTTGCGGTAAGATTATTTTGATTGTCGCCAACAAATTTATAAATATTTAGGCCTCCAATTGTGTTAGCGTAGTGGGTGAACATTTCAGCGGTGTATCTACTACCAGTATTGGTAAAGCCTACTGTTCCGAAAGCATGAGATATAGTTGGTCGGTTAAGCGCAACACCTGTAACGGGTAGATGACTTCGCGTCCCAGTGTCATGGCGGTGTTCACTTGAATAATCAGCAGTTTGATGGTCAAAACTTACACGCTTAAATCTATAGTCAGAAGTAACATATCCAGAGCCATAATCGAATTGAACTGCTAGCGTTTCCGAATCGCTACCTCCTAACAACCCCGTGATTCTTATTTGCCACTCTGTATAGCTACCTAAACTAGAAAATTCAATCGAATGCACTTCTGATGAAATAGTTGTAGTTGCGACTTGCGTCCACATTCCACCTCCACCCCCACCAGAGGAAGCGTCAACCCAATCAAGAACACCAGACCCGTTAGTTTTTAAAACTTGGTCAGCGTTACCGTCCGTATTTGGCAGGGTCAGCGTATAACTTGCTGCCGCACTGTGTGGCGGTCCTTTAATCGTAATACCGTGACTGTTCTGTTCGCAGTTAAGCTTAAACTGACCCGCGCCTCTAGTGGCATTGCCTTTGAAAGTAACAACACCGGAACCGTTCGGGTCTAATTCTATAGCCCCATTACTCGTTGAAACAATGTCTTGTCCGTTAACATCCAACGAACCACCTAGTTGAGGCGATGTGTCAGAAACAATATCAGACAACCCGCCACTAGCAGCGTTTTCCCACGCAATACCGGAGCCAGTGCTTGTCAATACCTGACCGTCAGTACCTTGGCTCCCTCCCACCGTTAAGTTTGTCAGGGCGACAGTTCCTGCGCCTACAATGCCATTACCAGTAAGATCAAGATTATCTCCTGACGTTAATTCTTTTATTGCAGCCGTCCCTGAACTGTCAACTATTAAAGGAAACCTATCAGCCATTTTTAAATTCCTATCAAATGGTTTTGTGTTCGACCAACAACAACGAAAAACGTTCCTGCTGGCTGTAAAGTAATTTGTCCTGACCTGCTTGTGATACTTAATAACGCAAGGCCGCTAACCAGAGATGTTCCTGCCCTGTTGAAGACTTCCGAAACGTTGCTAAAAACAGAGCGGCCAAAAACTTTTACTTGTGTTGTTGCACTTACACCATCACTACCTGCTGGCCCTTGTGGACCTGTAGCGCCTGTTGCACCTGTTGCGCCTGTGGCTCCATCATTACCTGATGGTCCCTGTGGGCCTGTGGCTCCTTGGATTCCTTGTGGCCCTTGTGCGCCGGTGGCACCGGTGGCACCGTCATTTCCATCTTGTCCAGCAGGACCTTGGGGGCCTTGTGGTCCTGTGGCACCGGTGGCACCGTCTGCCCCATCATTACCATCTGCTCCAGCCGCGCCCGTAGCTCCCGTAGCGCCTTGCGGCCCTTGAGCACCCGTAGCGCCAGCGGCACCATCATTACCTGCCGGTCCTTGGGGTCCCGTAGCTCCAGTTTCTCCTTGAAGACCTTGATCTCCTTGAGGTCCTTGAAAGCCTTGTGGTCCTGTAGAACCTTGATCTCCTTGGTCCCCCTGTGCGCCTTGTGCCCCTGTTGGGCCTTGAGGTCCTTGTATGCCCTGATCCCCTTGAGAACCCTGCGGTCCAGTAGCACCCTGTGGTCCAGTAGCACCTTGTGGCCCTGTAGCTCCTGGCTCGCCTTCCGGTCCTTGGGGTCCGGTTGCTCCGGTAGCTCCCGTTGCTCCAGTGTCCCCTTGAGGACCTTGTGGACCCTGTGGACCTGCTACTGTGCTATCGGCTCCTGCTGGACCTTGAGCGCCTGTTGCACCTTGTGGTCCAGGATCTCCTTGTGGACCCTGTGCGCCTGTAGCTCCCTGAGAGCCTGTTGCGCCAGTATCTCCTTTTTCACCAGTTGACCCAGTAGCACCTTGTAGCCCAGTAGGCCCCGTGTTTCCTTGTGGTCCTTGTGGGCCGGTATCTCCTTGATCTCCTTGAGGTCCTTGGGGGCCTTGTGGTCCTGTAGATCCCGTTGCTCCTATAGAACCAGTATTTCCTGTTTCTCCCTGAATACCTTGTAGACCTTGAGGTCCTTGAGGTCCGGTTTCTCCTTGAGGACCTTGTGGTCCTGTTTGTCCCGAAGGCCCTGTAGCACCTGTTAACCCTGTTTCCCCTTGTGGCCCTTGAGGACCTGCTACTGTACTGGCATCACCTGGAGGACCGGCTGGCCCCTGTAACCCTTGAGGCCCTTCCGCTCCTTGTGTGCCTGAGTCTCCTTGGGGTCCTTGTGGCCCTGTTGCTCCTGCTGGCCCTTGCGGTCCTGTAGCTCCTTGAGGACCTTGTGCTCCAGTGTCCCCTTGCAAACCTTGAGAGCCAGTTTCTCCTTGAGGCCCAGCAGGTCCCTGGGGTCCAGTAGCTCCTTGGATTCCTTGAGGTCCTTGCTGTGCCGCTGCGCCTCTTAAATCACCTGTAGTAAACCCCAGCCCGTCTTCTGAGGTAAAAGTAACAATACCCGTGCTACTGTCATAAGTAGCTCCTGTAAAACCTCTTCCTCGACCACCTCCAGTTGTATAGACTGCGGAAGTAGTTTTTGTTCCTTCACCACCCCCGATCAGTAAAGGTTCTGTAGTAATAACGGAACCGTCCGTCATGGTGCAATTTAAACAACCATCTATATCTACTTCTACATCGGCTATACCTACGCCTTTCTCGCCATTCTTTCCTGCTGCTCCTGCATCTCCGTTTTTTCCAGGAAGCCCATCTTTACCGTTTTTACCAGGAGTTCCGTTTTTACCAGGCGTACCTTGAGGCCCTTGGGGACCCTGTGGTCCTACTTCTCCTTGAGGACCTATCTGTTTTGCTACAGCATTTATTTTAGACTCTAAAGAGTCATAAACTGCTGTTAACTTTACATCAGAATTAATCATTAAGATAGTCTATTAAGAAGCTGTTGTTCTGTTTGAGCTGACTGTTCTTGCTGTCTACTTTGAGCTTTTATATTTTTTTCTTTTATACTTAAATCTTTTTCTTTTAAAGCCACATCCGCAATTTTTAATCTCCGCTCAAATTCTTTATCATCTTTAGTGCCTGCTTGAAGATTAGTAGTTACGGCTTTAATTCTATCAATTTCTAATTCTTCCGGCAACAGTTGTGTTTCCGTAGCAATCTTTTGTGCTCTTGCTTGGGACTCTACTGCTTGTCCTGATAAAGCTGCTGTCTGTGACTGTTGAAATTCCATCTGAGCCTGGGCCACTGCTTGTTGCATTTCCTGTTGCTCAGGTGTAGGCTGTGATGCTTGCTCTGCCTGCTGTAGCTTAGCCATTAGTTCTTCACGGTTAGACAGGTTCATGTTGTCAATGATTGACTGAATTAGCGTGTTGTACAATGGAGACTCTGCTGGCATGGTTTGCAACAGTTGTACAAGCTGTGTTACTTCGTACTCACGAGCAATGATGCCCAAGGTAGACGTAGTGTTAAACTTGTAGTCCTTGACAGGATAGTTTTCAGGATCAAACTGCATGTAACGACAAGCAGCCATCTTAACAAAGGGAATCAAGAAAGACTGTTGAAAATTAATTAGGGTACGCTTATGACGCTTGATAATTGCGCCAAGGGACATACTGATACCAGCAGCCGTAGCGTCACCATTGATACTGCCAGGGATACCAGCAGAGTCAATAGCACCTGTAGACATCTGAACCATCTTCTGTAATTCTGATGCCTGTGCAAAAGTAATCTGACTGACTTGACCAAAGTTAAATGGATTAAGTACAGTTTTAGGGTCGCCGTTGGTTAAGATGATCTTACCGGGGCGTACCTCTGGCCTAGAGCCTCTAGGAAGCCGTGTAGCGTCCATAGCCATCATCGGATGCACGGTTAGTGCTAAGGCATCAATACGTGCCCGTAGCTCTGTATCAAGTGCTTTCTGGCTGTTGTAGCCTTTCTCACACACACCACGGCCCCAGAACCTACCGGGAACTACATCCCAAGGAAACGCCACTACAGGACGATCCTGCATCATGTATGGGTTAGCTTCTGCCTTTAGCAGGATGCCTCCATTAGCCACAACCACAATAGCTTCGACGTAATAGCTTGCATCTTCATCTTTCTCTGGCTCCTCTACTTCAATATCTGCAATGTCTTCATCATCGTTAAGCATTGCTTCCTTTTCGCCAATCTCCAAGAGGTAGCGAGGCACAAGGCCGTAATACTTAGTTAAGCGTACTTTGTCTTCATCGTAACTTGTAAGGTCTTGATCCGGCTCTAGGTCATAGTCACTAGCCGCCTGACCTACGTACACATCCCTGTAGACACCTTCTTCCTGTAGCTGTTGTACCTTGTGTCGTGATACAAACTCGTCTACAGCAACTCCAACAGCGTCCTCAATGGTGGTTGCTACAGGGTCAATTAGGAAGTTCTGGGGCATTACAGGTCGCAGCTTAACTACTGTGCGGTCTGTGACGTTCACACCTACTGCCTGTAACTGTCCGTCCATAATAGGCTGGGTAGCAGGAGCCATCTCTTTGACTTCCTCTAGCACTACTTCAGCTACACCAGTGCCAAATACTGCACTGTT